ACAGAATCTTTTTGGGCGCGGAATTGGGGGAAAACTTTTTTTGGCCGGACGGTCGGCGGGGTGGCGGCGTGGGGCTGCTTTTGAGGAGTGATGGGGTGATATGACACGGGGACGGCGGGCGGATCCGGCGGGGGTGAAGGCCATTAAGGGCAACACCCGGCGTCAGAAATCTGTGCCCAAGGCAGCGGCCCCGGTGGAGGCAACCCCATTGGCGGCGATGCCGGGTTATATGACCCTGCGCAAAGCGAAGCTGGCGGCCATTGGCCAGCGGGTGCGCGCCAAAACCGATGTGATTATTGGGTTTTTGCAGCCGCGCCTGCGCGAGATAAATTTTTTGAAGGACACTGATGTCAACGGCTTTTATCGATATTGCCGATATATGGCCGAATGGTTGGTGTGTTGTGAGGTTTTGGATGAAGAGGGCGAGCATTATCTTGCCAAATCAGACCATAACCCAGATGGGATTTGGCGGCGGCACCCCGCCGGACGCAAGGTCCGCGAAGTTGAGCAGGCCATGCGGTTGATTGAAGCCGAATATGGCATGACCCCTGCGCGTCGCCAGCAGATGATGTTGCAGATGGCGGCCAGCAATATTGCGGTGTCGGCCAGAGCAACAGACATGCCGCTGGAGCCGAGCCAAGAGGGCCAATTATTTGACCGAGGCCCGATTGGATTTGGCCAAGGCCGGGGGCTGCCACACTAACCATGGCCAAGGCCGCGCAAGCGCGCCGCCCCAAAGCGATGGCGGCCGCGCAAACCAAGGATCGGATCTGGTCCGATTGTGGGCGCTATTGGTATGATGATCTGGCAGCCGATGCGGCAGTTGAGTTTTTTCCGCGCTATTTGCGCCTGACCGATGCCGAATGGGCGGGCCGCCCCTTTATTTTAGAAGGGTGGCAAGAGCAGGATATTATTCGCCCGCTTTATGGGTGGAAGCGCCCCGATGGGACACGGCGCTATCGCCGGGTGATTATTTGGGTGCCGCGCAAAAATGGCAAAACAGAATTGGCTGCAGGCGTGGCGTTGCTTGCCCTTGTTTTTGATGGGGAACCGGGCGGGCAAGTTTACTCTATGGCGGCTGATGAGAAGCAGGCCCGCCTGGTGTTTGATAAAGCGGCGGCCATGGTCTCTATGTCGGGCGCGTTATCGAGTGCGATTGATTGCTTTAAGGCGTCTATTTATTGCTCAGCTCTGAATGCGGCGTTCAAGCCGCTTTCGGGCCGGGCGCATGGCAAGCATGGTCTTTCGGCCTCGGGCCTGATTGGCGATGAAGTGCATGAATGGAAGACGGCGGATCTTTATACCTTCGTCCACCAATCGACCGCCGCGCGGCGGCAGCCAGTTGAATTTTTGATTTCAACGGCAGGCACGCGCGAAGGCTATGGATTTGAGCTGTGGCAATATTGTCAACGGGTCTCGGGCGGCGAGATTGACGACCCAGAAACGCTGATTGTGATATATGGGGCCGACCCGGAGGATGATTGGACCGACCCGAAAATTTGGGCCAAGGCGAACCCCAATTATGGGATTTCGGTCAAGCCCGAATATCTGGCCGCCGAGTGCGAAAAGGCCAAGGTGTCGCCCCGGCTCGAAAATGATTTTAAGCGCTATCATTTGAATATTTGGACCGAGCAGGCGGTGCGTTGGATCCCGCTTGATAAATGGGGGCCGGTGGCGGGGCGGTGGGCCGAGCCGAGTTTTGAAGCGGAGCTGGAAGGGGCGCGCTGTTTTGGGGGGCTTGATTTGTCCTCCACCCGCGACTTGACCGCTTATTGTTTGTGGTTTCCGCCGACGCCGGATCGGCCGCAATGGCGCAAATTGACCCGGGCTTTTGTGCCCGAAGAGACATTGGCGCAGCGGGTGAAATCGGACGGGGTGCCCTATGACCAGTGGCAGCGCCAAGGCGCGCTCCGCGTGACGCCGGGCAATGTGCTTGATTATGATTTTGTAAAACAGGCCATTTTTGAAGATGCCGAGCGGTTTCAGATTGAAGCCCTGGCGATCGACCGATTTTTGGCCACGCAGCTGGCCATCCAATTGCAGGCCGAAGGCGTGAATGCGCAGCTGATGGGGCAGGGGTTTTTATCCCTTTCAGCGCCATCGAAAGAATTTGAACGGCTCGTCCTTGCGGGGCTTGTGGACCATGGCGGCCATCCTGTGGCGCGCTGGTGCGTCGGCAATGCTGCGATTGCGACCGATGCGGCGGGCAATATCAAGCCGGCCAAAGACAAGTCCACAGAAAGGATTGATGTGATCGCAGCTGATATTAACGCTTTGGCGGTGGCCATTCAGGGTGAAAAGCCTGTGGCAGCGCCGGGCATTATCGCGCTTTAACCATGGGTTGGTTGGACCGCCTTTTGGGCCGCAAGGCGATGGATAGCGGGGAATTGGCGCGGGTCTTGTTGCGCCAAACGGTGACAAAATCGGGGGCGGGGGTCTCGCTGGCGACGGCCTTGCAGGTGTCGGCGGTGGCCGCTTGTTCCCGGGTGATTTCCGAAGGTGTGGCCCAAACGCCGGTCAAGCTGTTTCAAAAAGAGGGGCAGGGTCGACAAGTGGCGGACAAAGAGCCGCTGCACCGATTGATCACCGACCAGCCCAATGGCTGGATGACCAGTTTTGAGATGTTGGAAGGGATGGTCATGCACGCGGTGCTGACCGGAAATGCCTTTGCCTTGACCACGCGATCTGCACGCGGAGAGGTTTTGGAAATTCTGCCGCTGTTGCCGCATTGGGTGACCGTGGTGCGCAATGAGGATTGGTCGTTGCGCTATAAGGTGCGGTTGCCCGGCGGCCAGAGCCAAGACTTCACCCAAAGCGAAATGTGGCATTTTCGCGGCCCAAGCTGGGACGGGGTGGTGGGTCTGGACGCGGTGCGCAATGCGCGCGAATCCATTGGCCTGTCGCTGGCGGCGGAAGAATATGGCGCAAGCCTTTTTGCCAATGGGGCGCGGCCTGGCGGCTTGCTGACCACCAATCAAAATTTGAACCTCGAGCAAAAGGCGCAATTGGTCGATGCCTGGCAAAAGGCCCATGAGGGCGGGGGCAATGCGATGAAAACCGCCGTTTTGGAAGGCGGCCTGAAATATGAACAGCTGGCCATGACCTCCACCGATGCGGAGCTGATCGCCACGCGGCGGCATGTGACCGAGGAAATCTGCCGCTTCATGCGGGTGTTGCCCATCATGGTCGGATCAACCGGCGAAGGTGCGCCGACCTATGCCAGTGCCGAGCAAATGTTCCTGGCGCATGTGGTGCACACGTTGACGCCCTGGTTTGTCCGGATGGAGCAGAGCATGGCGCGGCATTTTCTATCGCCGTCGCAGCGCCAGCAGGGATTATATTTCAAGTTCCTGCCCAATGGTTTGATGCGCGGCGCGGCCGCCGACCGGGCTGAATTTTATGCAAAGGCGTTGGGGGCGGGGGGATCGCCCGCCTGGATGACGCCGGATGAGATCCGTGCGCTGGAAGAGTTAAATCCCATTGGGGGCGATGCGGCAACGCTGCCGCTGCCAAGTGCGATGCAGGCTTCTGGGGCGGCAAATGGAGCGTGAGCCATGTTGGTTGAAGTGAAAGAAATTGGTGAAAAAACCCGGCGCGATTATAATTTGTGCGAGGTTAAATTTGCAGGGGGAGAGACGCCTGACGAGCAAATGACCTTTTCGGGCTATGGATCTGTATTCGGCAATGTCGATAGCTATGGCGATGTGATTGAGCCGGGGGCGTTCCGCAAGTCTATTTCCGCCGCCAAGAAAACCGGCAATTGGCCTGCGATGCTTTCACAGCATGGCGGGTGGGGCGCGTCCGCTGATGATATGACGCCCATCGGCATTTGGACCGATATGGTGGAAGACGAAAAGGGCCTGTTGATGACGGGCAAATTGGCCAAAACTGCCCGTGGTCTTGAGGCGTATGAGCTTTTGAAAATGACGCCGCGTCCGGGTTTGAACGGCCTGTCGATCGGATATTTTCCGCGAAAGTTCACCCAAGGATCAAAGCCGGGTGAGCCAAACCGGATATTGCAAGAAGTTGATTTGGTGGAGGTGTCGCTTGTGACATTTCCAGCCAACCCCAAGGCCTTGATCGGATCGGTGAAATCCGGCGCAGGCCCTGGCATCAGAGACGCGGAGAAAGCCCTGCGTGAGGTAGGGTTCTCAGCCAATGAAGCAAAGGCTGTTTTGGCCAAAGGCTTCTCAGCCATTGAGCGCCGAGAGGGTGCTGATGGGATGACCGACCAAGAGCGCCAGAATGAAGCAGTGGCCAACGCCATTGCGGCGCTCAGAGCACGATAACATTATTTTCATAAAGGACTTTTTTTATGACTGATCCATCTATCATCGAACTTGCTTCGGCGGTTCAGCAGTTCAAATCGGACAACGACGCGCGTCTTGCCGAAATTGAAAAAAAGGGCGCAGCAGATGTTGTGCTGACCGAAAAGGTTGATCGGATCAATTCCGAAATCAGCCAATTGAGCACTTTGGTGCAGGAATTGGAAAAGAAGGCGGCGCGCCCCATGCTGGATGCGCAAGGCCGGGAAGTCCGCGCCGAGAGTGTTGAGCATCGCAAAGCCTTTAATCAATATTTGCGCAAAGGCGTAGATTCAGGTCTGGCGGATCTTGAGCGCAAGGCCTTGTCCACAACGGTCGGCACAGATGGCGGCTTTACGGTGCCGGAGCAGATTGATGCGGTGATCCAAGGCACGATCAAGGAAGTCTCTCCGCTTCGTCAGATTTGTAATGTGGTGACGGTCGGCACGTCCGACTATAAAAAGCTGGTGAACCAGCATGGCACCGCTTCTGGTTGGGTCGGTGAAACGGCAGCGCGGCCCGAAACCACAAGCCCGAATTTTGCTGAAATCGTCCCGCCAATGGGTGAAGTTTATGCAAATCCGGGTTCCACTCAGATTATGCTGGATGACAGCTCTGTGGATGTGGAGGCTTGGCTGGGTGCTGAAATTGCGCTTGAATTTGCAAAGGCCGAAGGCGCTGCATTTATCTCTGGCAGCGGCGTAAATCGCCCGCGTGGTTTCCTTGCCACCGGCACGCCGGTTGCCACGGCGGACGCAACGCGCGCTTTTGGTCAGTTGCAGTTTATTGCATCGGGTCAGGCCGCCGCTCTTCCGACCAGCGCGGACGTGTATATCAACATGGTCAGTGCGTTGAAGGCTGGCCATCGCCAAAATTCAAATTGGATTACGTCCAAAATTGTGCTTGGCGAAATCCGCAAATTTAAGGACACAACGGGCCGTTATCTGTGGGAGCCATCGTTGCAGGCGGGGCGTCCGGATACGCTGCTTGGCTATCCGGTGGTGGAAGCCGAGGATATGCCCGCAGTTGCTGCCAACGCCTTCCCGCTGGCCTTTGGTAATTTCCGCGCCGGTTATACGATTGTGGATCGCCTGACCGGCACGACCATCTTGCGGGATCCGTTCACGAATAAGCCTTATGTCATGTTCTACGCGACCAAGCGCGTGGGCGGGGCTGTTGTGGACAGTGAAGCCATTAAGCTTCTGCGCATCCAAGCTTAAGATTTTGTGTCTGAGTGGGGCAAGGGTCTTTCCTATTTGGTGAGACCCTTGCCGCCGCTTGTTTTGGAAGGAATGTTTATAATGGTGATGGTTCGCTTTTTAAAATCCTACATGACCGTGGATGAGACAGGTCATCAAACCTATGGTCATCCCGGCCAAGAGGCTGACCTTGATGGTGTGCAGCTGGAAGACGCTTTGCGCGCGGAGGCTGTGGAAGAGATTAAGGATCCGGCAAAGAAACCGGCAAAGACGACTGCCTAATCGGACGCACGATGTTTAGTCTATCGCCAATGTCCGCCCCGGATTTGAGTGGGGTGATTTCGCTTGCGCTGGCCAAGGCGCAGCTGGGGATTGATGCGACGGACACGAGTGACGATGTTTTGATCAATCAGATCCGCGATGCGGCGGTTGAGTTGGTGGCCAGTTTTACGATGCGGCCTTTGGCTGTCACGAATTTTAGATGGTCTGGAGATGTGCCTTTGGGGCGCGCAGCCCTGTCTTTGGGGGTTGGTCCTGTGACCAGCGTGGCCTCGATCAGCTGGCGCACGACCGCCAATGTGGTTGTCAATGTGGTTGTCAATGCCTCCACCAGCATGGTGATTGTCGGGGCAAATGGTCGACTGTCTTTGGCCCCCGGCGAAAGCTGGCCAAGCGATGTGGCGGATATTGAAACGCCGATGACGATTGAATTTTCCGCCGGATATGCGGCGGGGGCCGCCCCCAAGCCTTTGGTGCAGGCGGGGTTGCTGATGCTTGGGCATTTGTTTCGCAATCGCGAAGCTGTTGTTTTGGGCGGCGGGGCCACGGAATTGCCCTTGGCCTTTACGCGGCTGTGTGATCCTTATCGAGTGCCGGTGGTCGGATGATTGGTGCGGGGGCGCGCAACCGGCGCGCGATGATCCAGCGGGAGAGCCTGACCAGCGATGGTCAGGGCGGGCAGACGGCCAGTTGGGCAGAGGTTTGGCGCGGGCGGGTGAAGGCCACCCCGGTTGCGGGCAAAGAGGCTTTGGTGGCCGGGACGTTGCGCAATGAACAGCCCTGGCGGATCGAGATGCTGAAACGTGACGTGCGGTTGGGGGATCGGATCGTGGCGCAGGGCGGATGGCTGCCCAGCGGATTTGTGATCGACATTGAATCCGCCTCGGATGTGGAGGGGGATAATCAGACGATTGTCATTTTCGGCACGGCACGGCTGGCAAGTTAATGGCGCAAAAATCGCGGGTGAAAGGTGTCGGAAGCCTGCGCAGAA